ATTACTGTTAATCCTCATACAAGGAGTCTGTTTAGATCAGTTAATCTCAGAGAATTTGCATTTCAGTTTAAGATGATTGCAACTAGTAGGGCAGAGGCAGAAGAAATAAAATCAATTATACGTTTCTTTAGAATGGAACTTTATCCTGATGTTCTTCAGATTAAGGGTTTACCTCTTGCATATCTTTTCCCGAATCCATTTGAAATAAAAATTCAGTATGCTGATCAAGATATGCCTGGTATGAAAATTAAACCATCTTACTTAAGAAACTTTACTGCAACTTATAATCCAACTGGTATGGGTATGCATGATGATGGTAACTTTGCAGAGGTTGATATTGCTATGTCATTTGTAGAAGAATCAACACTATCAAGAAAAGATGTAGAACAAGGTGGTTACTAGTGTCAAATTATTTTAAATTCTTTCCTAAAATACGATATAGATTCGGTGATGAGGTTACATCAAACATCTCAAATAATTTGAGTGTATATATTGATCTTCTTGATACTATCAAAGATGAGATATCATTTTATCTTCCATATGAAATATTAGATGGAGATAGACCAGATATTGTTTCACAAAAGTTATATGGTACACCAGATTATCATTGGACTTTGTATCTCCTAAATGATGATTTAAGAGAACAAGGTTGGCCTATGACAGAACAAGAAATAGAGGCTAAAGCAGAATCAGTATATCCAAATAGGGTTTTGATTACAGAAGATGAGATTGCAGAATATTTCTTACCTGGACGTACTGTAACTGGTGAAGATACAGGTAATACTGGTACAATTCTAAAACGTAATCTTGATCTTGGTCAATTATTTGTAGAATCATCTGGTACATATGATGATACTGAACGTGTCAGTGTTACTGTTGGTGATGAAGTTTATACAGTTACACTAAAAAGTGAGATTGTTGAATATAATGCAGTACATCATTATGAGAACTCTGCAGGTGAATATGTAGATATAGATCCGTATAATCAATCAACAACAGGCTTGATACCAATTACCTATAAAAATAGATTAATTTCAATTAACGAGGGACTTAAATCAATTAATGTGATCAAGCCATCATCAATAGAAACGGTGGTATCTGAATATAAAAGATTATTGAGAGAGTAACATGGCAACAGAAAGATCCGAGTATACTCTTGAAGAGTTTGTCATAACCTCTGAAAGATTTCCTGGCACAGAGATTAGTCTTAATCCATCACTAGTTCAGGAATTAAGTATTTTTGAAAACTTAGAATATCCTTATCTTACTGCTAATGCCCTTATTGTAGATCAAATGGGTATAAAATCTGCTTTTGGGATATATGGTAATGAAAGAGTAAGAGTTGTTATTAGTGGACCAATTAATTCTGAAATCCCACCTGTTACAAAGAATTTTGTAATTACAAAACTTATTAAATCAGAACAGGTAAATGATAAGGAAGAAGTACACGCAATTACAATGGTAGAAGAATTTGCTTATCTGAATTATCTACAGAAGGTAAGTAAAACATATCATGGTAAAGGTGATAAAATTATTTCTAGAATGTTACAAAACTTTCTTAGAAAGGATATGATATCTCTTTATGAGTCAGAGATATTACAACCTGAATTTCAATATCTAATACCGTATCTGAATCCATTAGATGCAATTGAAATTATTAGAGATCGTATATCAACACCAGATGGTGCACCATTCTTCCTCTATTCAACACTACGTAGTGATAATATCATTTTAAATGATTTACAGACTATGTTAGCAAAAACACCATGGAATGCAACTAAAAAGAAATTAGAATATGTCTATTCAACAATGTCATCAAATATAGATGATCCTGATAGACCAAGAGATTTATTAAATATTTTAAAATGGCAAAATGTTGGTACAGAAAGTATATTAGATCTAGCAATGGCAGGAGCATTTGGTGCTGACTTACATACATTAGATCTTACTTCTTCTGGTACCTATAAAACAAATAATAATACAATTGATGTTGTACAAAGACTCTTTGATCCATCTCAAAAGAATCAAAGTCTAACAATTGATAATAGTATGGTAATTGGTGAGCCAGCAAAAGATGTAGCATCATATAAAACAAACTTCTTTAGATCAATTGTTGCATCACGTGTCTTTGATCAAAGAAATGGATTACATGATCATGTGAATGATGGTAAGATGTATAGAACTAAAATACAAAGTAGATCTATTAGAAGTATACTTTTGAAATCTGTAGTGAATATTGAAGTTCCAGGTATTCCTTATCTACAGGAAGAAAGAGGTGTAGGTAATTCTATTAGAGTTATTGTACCAGTTTCTTCAACAAGTGATAACTCTGCATCAGGTGTTGATACAAAGCTATCTGGTGACTATCTTATCTATCAGATGCGTCATATATTTTCTGCTGGTGAAGCTGCAGATAAATATAGAGCATCAATGAATATCGTGAAGATGACAAATCCAGAGAGGACAAACTAATGGTAATGAAAGAATTTTATGGTGATGACGTTCGCTGGTTTGTTGGGATAGTTGAAGATATTCGTGATCCACTTGATCTTGGTCGTCTTCGTGTAAGGATATATGGTATTCATTCTGCAAGTAAACAAGATATTGGGACAGAAGAATTACCATGGTCATCAGTAGTTGCACCTATTACACAACCTGGGGTAAGTGGTTTACATCAACCATATGGTATTAAACCTGGTGCACAGGTATTTGGTATCTTTATGGATGGTAAAGCATCACAGATACCACTTGTATTTGGTTCTATTCCAAGGAGAGAAGATCTTACTGTACCTGGGACAGAAGAAGATTCAAAGTTTGTACCTATTGATAATCCTCAAAATAGAACTGGTAAAACAAATAGAGAACCAAGGTATGAAAAGAAACCTATCCCTATTGTAGCAGGTGGTAATGAAGAAAAAGCATTTAACTTTATTAAATCTTATTTTGAAACTCAGAATGCACAATATGCAGGTGAGATAGCAGCTGGATTTGTAGGTAATCTACTTCATGAAGCAGGTGCTGGATTAGATCCTACTACAGAAGAAGAACAACCTATTGCTGGTAGAGGTGGTCTTGGTATTGCTCAATGGACAGGACCAAGACGTGTATTCCTTGAAAATGAATTTTCACAGAATATTGAACCACCTACTGCTCCTGATAATTTCGAAACACAATTACAATATATTACTTGGGAATTAGAAAATACACATCGTCATGTAAAGAATAGACTTCTGAAAGCAAAAACAGTTGCAGAGGCTGCTGAAATAGTTTTAAGATATTATGAAACACCAGCCGTAGCAGTAGATTATAATTTATTAGTACAGGATAAACCCCCAATCATACAGAAAATTCTATCTGCTGAAGAAATTGCAGAAGTATATCAGGCAGAAGCAAATGAGAGAATTAAAGATTCTAGATTCATTTTCGATGAAATGATGGTGAAGACAGCATGATTGAACCACGTATCCTAAACTCACAATCTAAACAAGCTACTGATAGTATTGATCTTACTGCAAAAGCAAGAGAGTCAGAAAGAGCTACACAACCACTACGTGCTGCAGAATCAACTACAGTAAACAATCCTTATGATTCTGCTGGTGGATTTGCTGCACTTACTTCTGATCTTGGTGCATTTGGTTCAGCATTCCTTACACCATTAACTCCTGCATTAGCTGATATCACTCAGGAAATGCCGGATTCAAGTAATACATCATTACAGGCACTTCTTGGTGTTGCTGGTGGATTATCAAATCAACTTACACAAGTAAGTGTTGGTTCTCCTTCTGCTGAAGGTGTAAAAGCACAATTACAGAATGCAGCAACATTAGAAGGTAAAGAAGTTAGTGATGAGAATCTAAAGACTAATATGCAAGCAGTTGCAGAAACTGACTTTGTTGAATCTGTTTTAGAAGTTGCAGAAAATACAATTGAAGATCTTTCTGATGTAGTTGTAGCAGTTGGTACTTCAATTTCATCTGGTATAAATGATTTCTTATCAGGTGCTGGTGGTATAGTAGGTGATTTCTTAGGAGATCTTGGAGGTGCATTGAATGCACTTGGAGCTGTTGGTGGGTTAGATATTATCAATCAAGTTAGACCTGCAGGTGGTACAAACGACTTACTAAATGGTATTATTTCTGGTGCAGCTGCTACAGCAGCATCATATCAAAGTTTTCCAGGTCAACCACCTGGTTCATTTTCTCTTAGTCCGATACAAAATTTGGTCAATCTATTAGATCCAGCACAACCACAGGCATTTGCAAATGTTGGTGTTGGTGGTGGTCTAGCAGTTGAAATGACTGAACTGTTACAGAATAATCAAATTGATGTAGCTACAGCTAGAGTACAGGATTTACCTACAAATCAGAATAAGAGTACTCAGCAATTACAACAAGAACTTCTGAATATTCCAACAAATATTTCTACACAGGTTACACCACCAACAAGTGTAAGAAATGTTACAGTAACTACACAGGCAACAACAGAACCATTTGATCCAAAGACTCTTACACAACAAAGACATTCATCTGTTCCTCCAAGTGTGTATATTGAAGGGATAACAGTTGCATATGGTGGTGATGTGGCAAGAGATGTTGCTAATGGTATACCTTTACAACAATCACTATCAAATCGTGGTATTTCAGCAACATCACAACAGACCCAGTCTGGTTCACAAAGAACAACAACACAACAAGCACAGACTATTGAGGGTGAAATATTACCACCTGAACAGGCAGATCCAACTGTAACTGGTGCCCCAGCAGACGTAACTTATCAAACTGTTGAAGCTGGACAGAGTGATTATGATTACTTATTAAGTGAAAATAAAACAATAGAACCAACACCAAAACCAGTACAAGTTGCATCAACTGACGAAATTGATGTTATGTTTACAGGTATTAGACGTCAAATAACTGAAATGACTATATTACAGAGAATACCAAATTCTGCTTATTTTGAAAAAGGATTATCTGGACAAATCTACCAAGTTGAAGATGAACAAATATATCTTGATAATGAATTAAGAAAGCAAGATGGATTGGCGGATATGGTTGGTAAACCATATGCTCACTTCTATATTTTAAGAGATGGTTCACTAAAAACTGGATTAGCTATTGAAGAAGAACCTGAACTAGGTACAAGAGATGGACAGAATCTTACACTGAAAGTAATGATATTCTGTGATACAGATTTTGGTAAAAATAGTGAGCCAAGACGTAGAACGAATAATAGATCAAAAGATCATTTGATCAATATGAAAGGTTCTCAATATCAGACATTAGAAGCATTAATGAGATCATTCCATACAGCATATCCACTTGCAAGAATCGTTTCTGCTAGTGAAACTACACCACCTGAAGGTATTGCAGGAGGTACAACACAGAGATTTACTACAAGTGTAAATAATTTAAGGGAATCACTTGATATACGAAATGTTAATGCGAACTTTAAAGATCAGAAAATTTATACACAAGACGAATTGGTTGCAGCTTCTGAAAGATATTCACAGTTTGATGCAGCTAGAAAAGCAGCACTTGAAAAAGAACTGCAGCGTGCACAAATTCAGTAAAGTGGAGATAATATAATGCCAGATAGATATTTTGACCTAAACGATGCTGAAGACGTAACTGTTGAAGTACAGGTAACTAATACAACTGGAACAGCAACTGGCTTCTCTGATCCAAATGGGATATATCCTGAAAAAAGATTCCGTGGTATATCATCAGTTGCACAACAGGCAAGACATGGCGGAGAAACAGTTGATATCCAGGGTTCAAATGGATTTGTAAGAATTAATAATTTTGGTGATGATGCTGATGTAACAGATAATTATCATAACAGAACACCTGCAGGTCATGTTATTGAAATGAATGATACCTCAGGTAATCAACGTATTCTTTTCAAACATTCTAGTGGTGACACACTTATTAATATGTGTCCTAATGGAAACCTTATAGTTAAATCAAAATCAAAGGTTGATATTATTAATGGTGATCATGACTTCTCTGCAGAAAATGGTGTTATTACCTATAAAGGTAATCTAACATTAAATGTAAAAGGTGATTTCAAAGTAAATGTTGATGGTGAATATAAAGTTAATTCCCAGGATAGAACAGAAGTTGTAAAAGGACCTTTCAAGACTACTGTTTATGGTAATAAGTCAGATATTGTAGATGGTAATGTTGCTAGACAAGTAACAGGTATGACAACACAAACAAGTCTAAATGGATATAATAATATTGTAAAAGGTGATAGTCGACATACGATTCAAGGTAACTTACTTGAAAATGCAAGTGGTACAATTGATTTTACTGCAGACACAGAAATTAATATTGCATCAAAAGCAATACGTCAAGCAGCAAAAGAGTTAAGAATCTTTGGATCAACAGGTACTATTGGTGGTGAAAGTCTTATCTATTATGCAAAGAATTATTATGGTACAAGTGCAACATTTACAGCAGGTGTAACAGCACCAACATTTCATGGTGCATTAGAAGGTAATGCAAAGACAGCTACAGAAGCTGGAAGGGCAGGAACAGCAGGTTCACTTGGTGCTGGTGGATCAGCAGGATCAGAAGTTAATGTAGCAACAGATACAACAGAAACTGCACAACCAACAGCAGCAAATGTAACTAACTACTTAACAAAATATGCTATTAAGAAAGTTACTGTTGATGCTGGTGACGTGATTAAGAATAATATTAATCTTGCTGCTAAACAAGGTAATGTTACTAATCAATTATTAACTGCACAAGGTGTTCGTGCACGTATGCGTGATTCCGCGCATCGTTCAAATGGTTTGTTTATTTCTTTTAATCAATCAAAAGGTACACTTGATTCAAATTACGCAAATCCTTTACCACCAGAAGTTGGACGTATTCGTAGTACAAAGAAGGTAATTGTTAAAGGATCAACTGCTTTACCAGGTGCAAATACTGAAGCAGCTGCAAAGAGAATTATTCGAAATATTGTTCCAGTTAGAAACTTTAGACCATCAACAGAACAGGTATTATATCTTGGTCTCGGTCTTACTAGTGGTACTATTTTATCAGGTAATATCAGAGCTGGTAGATTCTTAGCAGCAGAAGCTTATCAGGCAACAATACCACAATTAGTAAAAGCTGGTATATCTACAGAACAAGTTGGACGTAACCTTGGTCATCATGCTTTCATCTTAAATGAATTTAATAAGAATAAAACAAATATGTATGGATTCGAGCTATCAGTCATTGAAGGTGTATACATTCCATATAGTCTTGAACAATATACAGTAGATGGACCATTAGATAAGGCAAGAACTGGACGTAGAGTTGTTTATGAGGTACGTGATGAAAATGGTATGAATCTTGAGAAAACATTTGAAGCTGCATATTGGTTAGCAGCAAATGTTCCATTTGGTGAACTTATACTTGATTATGATACCTATGAAGGTACTTCAAAATTAAATGCTCAAATTATTATAGAAATCCCAGATATTCCAGCAGATTATAATGTTGTATTTAATAAGAAGGTAAGAACATTCTATAATAATATCCTTCAGTCAACTAACGAATTAACAGAAATTCTCCCTAGTTAATGTTATAAATAGCTAGAAAGAGAAACATATGGCTATTACAAGAAAACTATCGCCTGAAGATGCGAACCTAGAAAGATCAGTACTCTTTACTACACGTAAAAGGGATTATATTGATATTGATCTTGCGTTTGCAAACAAACCTTCAGGAGAAATCTTTAAGAAGAATGATGCTGCTGCAGTTAAGCAAGCAGTATCAAATCTTTTACAGACTAATTTCTTTGAGAAGCCATTTAAACCATTTTTTGGTGGTAACCTTAGATCTTATCTCTTTGAGTTAGCAGATGATGAAACAGCATATGATGTTTATGATAACGTAAAGAGAGTGATAGAAACATATGAACCAAGAGCAAATGTCGTGAATATAGAAGTAAGTGCAGATCCTGACAGTAACTCATTGGATGTAAGAGTAGAATTTAGTATCGTTAATACTGGCGAGGTAGTGGTAGTAACAACAAATATTTCGAGGCTGAGATAATGGCAACAACAATTCGTTCAACTTCACTTGATTTTGATGCGATCAAGAACAATCTAAAAACATTCTTAGAAAATCAAGATGAGTTTACTGATTATAATTTCGAAGCCTCTGGTCTGTCGAATATCTTAGATGTTCTCGCATATAATACACATATTAATGGTTTAACAGCTAACTTTGCCCTAAATGAATCCTATATTGGTACTGCTCAGCTTAGAAGTTCTATGGTTTCATTATCTGAAGGTATTGGTTATATTCCATATTCTCGTATACCATCACAAGGTATTATTAACCTTTCATTAAATCTTTCAGGTGTAGCAGGAAGACCTTCTGAGATATCAATTTCTGCAGGTAAGGTCTTTACAGCATCTGTTGATGATATTACCTATACATTTCAAACAAGAGAGGCAATAACAGCTGAAGATAACGGTGAAGGATTATATACATTCCTTACAGGTGATGAAGTTCGAAATATTTCAATATATGAAGGTACAGTAAAGACAAAGACATTTATTGCTGATGCACCAAGTCAGAATTCAATCTATGTTATCCCTGAAGAACGTATGGATACATCAACAGCTATTGTTCGTGTATATCCAACACCAACATCACTTTCATTTGCAAGATATACAAATATTATTGATGCAACAGTTCTCTCAGCAGGCAGTACACTTTATATCCTAAAAGAAGCACCAAATGGTTATTATGAACTTTCATTTGGTGATGGTGTTACACTTGGTAATGCCCCATCAGCTGGATCTAAAATTGAAGTAGAATATTTAGTTAGTGCAGGACCTGCTGCTAATGAGGCAACAGGATTTGCAAGCTCTGCAGATTATTCTTTTGGTGGTACAGATTATCCTTATACTGTTACAACAGTTACAGCTTCTGCAGGTGGTAGCTTTAAAGAATCAATTGAATCAATTCGAAAGAATGCACCATATCAATATGCATCACAGAATCGTATGGTTACTGCAGTAGATTATTCAACACTTATACTTAGAAACTTTGGTTCATTTATTAGTGATATTAAAACTTGGGGTGGTGAAGAAAACTTAGAAGCAAAATTTGGTACAGTATATATTTCAATTGTTTATAATCCAGATGTATCTGCAGCAACTATTACATCTCTACAAAGTCAGATAACTGATCTTGCAGAACAATTAGCAATTCTTTCATTTGATATAGAATTTATTGATCCTGTTACAACATATATTGAAACAGATACATTCTTCCAGTTTAATCCAAGACTAACAACACTTTCCTCAAGTGCAATTAGATCCTCAGTTAATAATACAATAACATCTTATTTTGCTACAGCAGTAGGTGAGTTTGATGAGGCATTCCGTAGATCAAATCTTCTAACACAGATTGATGAAGTTGATCCATCTGTTCTCTCAAGTAGAATGAATGTTCGTATGCATCAAAGAGTAGTACCAACACTTGGTGCTCTAAATGCTATTAACATTCGATTCCCACAGGCAATCAGATCAGTAGATGATACTGATTATATAATTACTAGTTCACCGTTTATCTTTAGTGGACAAAGTTGTATTCTTAGGAATAGATTAAAATCTAATACTATTGAGGTATTTTCAGTTACAACTGCTACAGTTCTTGTTGATAATGTAGGATCATATAATGCAGCGGCAGGAACAATTAATCTTTCAGGTTGGAGACCAGCATCAATACCTGGTGGGGTAAATTTTGTAAAAGTAAAAGCTATACCAGCTAATGAAAGTGCGGTCGTACCAAATCGTGAAGAGATCCTAGAATATGATCCAGCAGAATCTTTTGCAAGGGTAGTGGTCACATCGGCTACAAACTAATATGACTCATTTATATTACACAGAGAAAGATCTGGATAGAAGATCACTCGGGATACTTGATACTAGACAGGTAGAGAAAGTTGTACCTGAATATTATCGTGAAAGATATCCAACTCTAATACGTTTTCTTGAGTTATATTATCAATGGGCTGACTCAGATGTATCACCCTCACATCTAATACAAGATCTATTTCAATCAAGAGATGTTAATCAGGTACCTGAAGAATTACTTGACTATATTGAAGATGAACTTCTTCTCGGTCAAGCATACTTTGGTGGATTCCAAAATAAGAGAGCAGCTGCTAAATATTCAAATATATTCTACAGAACAAAGGGTACGAAATATTCTATCCAACAGTTTTTCCGTGCATTCTTTGGTATTGATGTTGAAGTTCAATATCCTAAGTCACAAAGATTTATTGTAGGTGAAAGTCAAATTGGATTTGAATCACAAAGATTTTTAACAAACGCAGAACTATATCAAGTATTTGCACTATTAATTAAATCTGAATTACCTCGTAGTGATTGGGAACAGGTTTATAAATTATTTGTACATCCTGCTGGTATGTACCTAGGGGCAAGTCTTCAGGTTGTATCTGTAGCAGATATCACTCCTGGTACAGATTCTGCTGAACCACTTGATGTTGTACGTGTAGCATCAGATACTGCTACTACAACATTGAGTGCAATCTCTGATATCACATCAATTGTTACACAGGATTCTGATACAGATTATATTAGACTTGATGCAAATCGTATTGAAACATATCAAACAGTTACACTTGGTGAACTTGATAGTGCATATGATAATATTGCTGAACTTGTTCAAACTAATTCCTTTACCTTCGATGAAGATTCAGATGGAACAGAATATGCAGTTATGAGAATGGATAATACCCGAGAGGAAATGGACGAAGTAAATTATCAGTATTATGATAGTTCTACTTAAAAAATCATATAAATAAAGTCAACTAGTTTATTTGGAATAAAAGATGACGAGACAACATATCAATATTGGTACTACAGCGAATGACGGAACAGGTGATCCGTTAAGAACTGCTGGGGATAAAATTAATGATAACTTTATTGAGATTTACCAACTTCTTGGTGGTGATTCCGATATCCCTATGGATAAAGTCTCCTTCGATAGTACAGGTATTGTCTTTGAGGGTACAACTGTTGATGACTATGAAACATATTTAAGAGCAGGTAATCCATCTGGTGCAGATGTTCTTCTTACCTTACCAACAACAAGTGGTACTTTAATTGCAGATAGTGCAACACAGACTTTATCTAATAAAACTCTTTTAACACCAAGTATGACAAATCCTGTTATTCAGGATTCAGCAAATGCAGTTTCACAATATACAATTGTCGCCGGAAATATCCAGGCAGACTATAATTTAACATTACCAACAATAACAAGTAGTGATACATTTACACTGAATGCTTTCACACAAACATTAACAAATAAAACTTTAACAGCACCAGTAATATCAAATGCAATTGTTCACGGATCAGTTCAAGATTCCGCTGGATTAGAATTGGTAACATTTACTAGCACAGGTTCAGCAGTAAATGAATTAAGAGTTACAAACTCAGCTACTGGATCTGGACCTATTCTTACAGTTTCAGGTGATGATACAAATATTGACCTTCAATTAACAACGAAGGGTACAGGTACAGTATTATTTAACGATGCTCAAAGGCTTGCATCAGAAACTCTTACTTCATCAACAGCTATTAATGTTGGTGTACCATTAACAATTATTAATGCAGGGGGTGGTACAGCAATGACAATGGGTGATGGTTATGGAATAGGACATGTTAAATCTTTACTTAATATAGGAGCAGGAAGTAGCACAATCACACCAACGAATTTAGGTAATGGTACTACTGTTACCCTACACCAATATGCTTCAATTGATGCAGTGTGGCAAGGTGCAAATTGGTATCTAAGAGGATTAGATTCTTCAGGTGGTCTTGGTAACAGAGTGATAGTGGCTTAAGAGGATAACAAATGACAGCAGTACTTAATCAACCAGCTAAACTTCTATTAGCACAGAAACTTCTACAAGAAGATTCTGATCAGAATTATTATGTAGCAATTGGACGAAGCAATGATTGGGACAGTTCAGATACTGCACCTACACCTATCTCCACAGAAAGAGAAGAAAGAAATCTTCGTTTATCGATGCAATCAATGAAATCTGTACTAGCATCCTCACTGACAGTTCCACGTAATGCTTGGTCGTCTGGTACAATTTATAGTAGATATAATGATAATCAGGAAGGTAATGAACCTACACAACCATACTATGTTATGACTGATGAAAATCAAGTATATGTTTGTATTCAACAAGGTAGAACAAACGCAGGTGTTGCTAAGACTTCTACAGTCAAACCAACTGGTACTGCAACAGAACCATTCCTTACTGCAGACGGTTATATTTGGAAGTTTCTTTATTCAGTAGGTACACTTGATGCTACTAACTTCTTAGCTGCTAATTTTCAACCTATTAAATATGTAGAAGATTCAGCTGCTGCTCCGGGATTAACAGCATCTGAAGTAGAACAAGTTGGTATTCAAAATGCTGCAGATTCTGCACATGAATTAGTTGGTGGACTTATAGTTAGTGGTGGTTCAGGTTATGTTTCAACACCAGCAGTAACAATTGTAGGTGATGGATCTGGTGCTAAATTACAAGCAACTATTAATGGTGGTCAAGTATCTAAACTTGAACTTATTGATTCCTCTGGTACAATTACAATGGGTAAGGGTTATAACTACGCAGAGATTCAAATTGCAGCTCCAGCAAGTGGTACACAAGCTACTGCCCGTGCTATTCTTGGTCCTAAATCTTCTACAGGGTTTGGATTTGGTTCTGATCCTCGTATTGATCTAAGAGCAAGAGCAATTATGTATAATTCAAGACCAGATGGTGATGAAAGTGGTAAATTCCTAATTAATCAAGACTTTAGACAGATTGGATTAGTTAAGAATCCTTATACACCGGATTCAGCTTCTTCTGGTAATCTTCTTACAGATCCAACAGCTAATGCACTATATAGAATACAATTTTCTTCTGTTGCTACTCCATTTACAATTGATAATACTATTGAAGGTGGTACATCTGGTGCAAAAGCATATGTAGATAAAGTTGATTCAGATTTACTTTATTATCATCAGGATGAAACTACTGGATTCACTCAGTTTGATTCTGCAGAAACAGTTACAGAAACAACAGGATCAGGCTCAGGTGTCATACAACATCCTAAACTAGCACCAGACGTAGATCCCTTCTCTGGTGATATACTATATATTGATAACCGTGCAGCAATTACAAGATCATCTGGTCAGGAAGACGATCTTAAAATTATTATTCAGATTTAATGGTGTAGGAAAACATGCCAAATACATTTAATTCAAATACATTTGCATCAACTTATAAAGACGATTTTAGGGATAGTGATAACTATTACCGAATCCTCTTTAACAGTGGTAGGGCACTTCAGGCACGTGAACTTACACAAATGCAAACAATCATCCAAGAAGAATATGCTAGGATGGGACGTTGGCTTTTTGAAGAAGGTGCTGCAGTCGTACCAGGTGGCTTTCACCAAAACAATCCTGAATTTATCAAATTAAATACGTCTGTTAATACTCTTCCTTCTACACCAAGTGATCTTGTAGGTGTTGAACTTACATCAGATGGTGGTATTAAAGTAGAGGTATTAGAAGTTATTGAAGCAACTGGATCTGATCCAGCAACACTCTTTGTTGTATACACAGATACAAGTGCTGGAACACCTTCATCTTCAACAATTCGTGTTGCACAGGGTGAAGACCTTTCTGGTGGTGGATATACACTAACAATTGGTTCTACTGCAACTGGACAAACAGCACCTATTGTAGGTCGTGGTACACAGATCAGTAATGCTGAAGGTGTATTCTTTGTTAAAGATCATTTTGTTTATGCAAATCCACAAACAATTACAGTTTCAAAATATACAACTACACCAACAACTGACTTCGGTTTCTTGGTTACAGAAGATATTGTTACAGTATTAGATAATGCTGCACTTTATGATAATCAAGGTGCAAATCCAAATACATCTTCACCAGGTGCTGACAGGTATAGAATCCAGCTTACTCTTATTGAACAGGATGATGTTGACTCTGATCAGAACTTTATTGAAACCGGTAAAATGGTTGATGGTGTAATTCTTTCACAAATCAAAGCGATTGATAATAATTCAATATTAGATGATAAATTAGCACGTAGAACAAAAGAAGAATCTGGTAATTATATTGCTAATCCATTTAGTCTCGGATTTGATACAGATGATTCGGATGCAACAATCTTGAATTTTGATGTATCTGCAGGTCTTGCATATGTAAATGGTTATAGAGCAGAAAATCCAACTGCAACAGCACTTCCAGTAACTAAACCAAGAACAACCCAAACAGAAAATAACGAAGTCGTAGCTGCTAACTTTGGTAACTACGTACTCGTATCTGGTACAACAAATGAAAGTCTACCAGATATTAGTACATTTGAACAATTTACTTTAAAAGATACTATTGACTTTGCAAATGCTACAGTAGGTACAGCAAGAATTAAAGCAGTTGATCAAGACACGTCTGGTAATTATAGATTATATCTTTTCGATGTTAATATTGAATCCGGTAAGACATTCCGTCAAACATTATCACTTGGTGTAGATTCTGACACATACTTTAACACAATTACAACTGGTGGTGTAAAGAGATTTGATACAACAGTAGACCTTGATAATCTTTTATTCGATCTTCCT